GTACTGATTATATGCTCACAGTTGGCTATCATGTCTTTTATAGCTATTTTGAAGTCCAAGTTCAAGACTTTACGATCACTGAGTTCTCATACTCATCACATGATTGTATTCTTAATAACTTTGCAAAAGAATTTGCTATTGAAGGCAAAACAGAAGTATTAAATTCAAGAGATGAAGTATTACTTTATTTAATGCAAGTTCAAGTACCTTCACTAGATTTTAGTGATTATTGCTATGAGGACTAATCAAAATGACAGATGAAAAAAAAGAAACAAGAGGAAGACCAAAAACAAGGTCAGAACCTACAAATGAAACTTATGTCAAAGGTCTTGAATATGAAAAGACCTTGATTGAGAAAAAAAAGCAAATGGTATTAGATTTAGTGAGTAAAGGATATACACCAAAAGAGGCTACTACTTTATTAGAGATACCTAATACAAAGTTAATCTATTGGCGAACTCACGATGCTAGTTTTAGTGAAAAGCTAATCAAATCTCAATTAAAGCTAAAACAAGACCTTGTGGCTAATATTGTCAATGCAGGACAAAAAGATTGGAAAGCATCAGCATGGCTACTACAACACTTGCCTCAATTTAAAGAAGAGTTTAGTGAAAAGACTACAATAGCAGTAGAAGAGAAAACACAATCAAGTTCTGTTGTGATTAACATGATCAATCAAGTCTTACAAGTCAAAGACCCCGAATTAGTTATTAAACAATCATCTTCACTAGATATTAAGCAAAAACCTAATGCTAAAAGTTTAGCTAATCTTAGACCAAGACAACCTAAACAAATCAACTTATTAGAAGATGCTGATAAAGAGGGATCAGAAGATGATTGACTTAAAACTAAATCCTTTACAAGTAGACTTATTAAATAAAGTACTATTCTCAAATGAACCTTATATTGCAATAAGGGCAGGCTGGGGATCAGGCAAAACATCGGCAATCGTATTTTCTTTATTAGCATGGGCAGAATCACATCCTAATCAATCAAGTTTATTAATTACAGATACAGCTAATAGATTTAGAAGTGTATTATTGCCTGAGATTAATAAGTGGTGTGGTGAATATGGGTGGGAGTTTATAGCAACTGACAGCAAGTTTATAACACCAAATGGTCATGTGATATGGACAAGAGCATATTTTAGACCAGGTACTAGAGATAGTTCACATAATCCACTTGAAGGTCTTAATATTACATCAGGTTTATGTTTAATAGATGAATGTCAAACTTTAGATGCTGAGGTTGCTCATAAAGCATTGGGTCGTTTAAGAAGTGGAGCAAGACCAAAGTTAGTTATGGTTGGTTTGCCTGTATTTGGTGCATGGTGGGTAGATTTAGCAGAGAAAGCTGATTGTGAACCTATATTTTATTCAAGTTATGTAAACGAGGCAAATCTATCACAAGCATGGTTTGAGGCAACCAAGACATTACCTGAAGATGAAAGAAAAGCTATGATTGAGAATATACCTATGCCAAGAGAAGGTTTAGTTTATAGTGAGTGGTCTTCTCAAAATGTTATTAGTGATTTTAAATATGATCCTATTATGAGTGGGAGAATTGCTATAGATTTTGGATTTAGAAAGCCATCTGTATTAATCATAGTGCATGATCATATAAGAGATGCTAGTGTTATCGTCAAAGAAATCAATCCTCAAGAGGTTAAACTAGAAGATTTAAGTAAAATGATATTAGATATAGCAGTGCCTAGAGAACTTGCTAATAAATATCCTAATAGAATTTTATTAGATGGTGCTTGTGGTGATAAAGCAGGACAAGCTAGAAATGATCAAACAGCTATTAGTAACTTTAAGTTATTAGGCAAAGGTATTGATGAAGGTGGCATAGGTATTAATTTTAGATGGGTGACAGATCCTATTAGAACAGATATAATGAATGGTGTTAATAGGGTGAAAAGATTAATAAGTCAAAAGAGAATATTATGCACAAAAGAAGTATGGGATGATGGTGCAAATAGTAAAGGTAATAGTTTTAGAAAAGCAATATTAGGTTATTCATGGGATAATAAAGAGCAACCTAAAAAGACAGGTATAGAAGATCCACTTGATGCTTTAAGGTATGATGTCTTAAATTGGATGTGGCGAGATAGTTCTTTAGTTCCTGTTCAAACAGCAGTTAAAACTAATAATGTAAAAAACCTAACATTCAATCTAAAACCTAATAGTTTCACTTTAAAAAAGAGTAACAGTTCAAGATTTTGAAAAAAAGTTATTAAAAATAAGTGATTTATGCTAAAAAAGATTGAGAATAACAAAAAAATGTTTAATACTATATTTATATAGAGGATGACAAAATGATTAACAAAGAACTTTCATATCTAAAAGCAAGTACACCTGAATTAAAAGTACGAGGTATAACAGGTACTAATTTGGGAGGTGGCTTTATAAGTGGGAAAGAATTTAATTATCAATTAACAGGTCGTAATTGGGTGGAAGAGGCTGAGGAAATGTTAAGAACAGATCCTATTATTAAAAGATCATGGTCAGTTCTTAAACAAACTTTATTAAGTGCAAAGTTTGTATTTAAAGCAGGTGTTGCTGGTGATCCTACAAGTGAGGAATTAGCAAGATTTGCAAATGAATGTTTTGGTTTTGATGGTTATGCAGGGATGATGGAAATAAACTTTGAAAGTCAATTAAGATATATTTTAGAGTTTTTGACAATAGGATGGCGATATGCAGAGGAATGTTATTATATAGCTAATGATCAAAATGGGAGATCAAAGGTATGGTTAAAATATTATGCAGATCGTGAACCTATTGTACATCAAAGATGGTTATCAAAAGATTATCAAAACTTAGATGGTGTAGTGCAGAACATGGTAAATGTACAACCTGATGTAATCCCTTCTAATAAGTTAGCTTTATGGACTTTAGATCAGACAGGTTCAAATTTTGAAGGTGTAGGGTTATTAAGACCATGTTGGTATTATTGGCAATTAAAACAGAGAACAGCAAACTTATTACAAATAGCGACAAATAGATGGGCAGTACCAACTCCTAAAGTTATTGTAGATAGAAGTGTTGCTGAACAGAATGGTTACTCAGATGCAGAATTAAGTGCAATGATTGATGATGCCTCAGCACAAGCACAGGCTTATATTGCACAAGAGCAAGGATTTTTAGTAGAAAATAGTGTAGTGAAATTTGATAGTTATGGTGAAAATAACTTTAATCCTGATGGTGCTATCAAAGTTATTCAAGAGTGTGATAATCAAATGGCATCAGCTTTCTTATCTCAGTTCATGAATTTAGGTATTAGTGACACAGGATCAAGATCAGTGGGTGAAATTCATTTAAGTGTGTTTAGAAGATCATGTATTAACTATTTAGATTTAGTATGTAGTGTAATCAGTGGACAAGATAGACGAGCAGGTGGTACTATTGGTCGTCTAATAAAGTGGAATTATGGTGAAATTGAGAGTAGTAAATTACCTAAACTTACTCACATGGGATTAGATAATGATGCTTTGGTCGATGCTATGGCACAATTACCTAGTTTAGTCCAAGCAGGTTTATTAACACCAGATAATAATCTTGAAAGAAGTATTAGACAAAAGATAGGGGCAGGTGATTTGCCTATTGAAAAGTCTATACAAACTAGAGAGGATGGTAATCAAAATGGGTAAAGTATTTGAAGATAAAGTTATTAGTGCTGTTAATAAGAATAGTAATAACTTTATTAAAAGGTATGCTATGGCATTGCCTGAAAAGTATAAAGATATTGATTTTTATCCACCTCAAGGTGTAATTGACAATGCAAAAAGAGCATTAAAGGTTAGGAATGAGAAACCTGCAAGTCAAAGAGGAATGACACCTGTGGGTATAGCAAGAGCAAGGGATTTATCTAATAGAAGACCAATGTCACCAGATACTATTAAAAGAATGGTTGCTTACTTTACTAGACATGAAGTAGATAAACAAGGTGAAACATGGGTAGATCAAGGTAAAGGCTGGCAAGCATGGCAAGGTTGGGGAGGAGATGAAGGTTATACATGGGCAAAGAAAGTATTAAGACAAATGGAAAGTGCTGATGAGAAGTTAGTTAGTTTAAGTGAAAAGCATCAACTTTTAAGCGATTTACAAAGGGTTTCTATTAGTTTTGGTGAAGATATATCTAAAGCTGATTGGATCATCGGAAAACCCTTTAAAACACTAGCTTTAGGAACTATTTACAGTAGAGTTTCAGCAAGTGAAAACAATGTAAATAAAGGAAAACCTTTATCTAATGAAATTTCTATTGATATTCTTAAAGAAATTGATAAAGTATATAGAATAACAAAAGAAAAAAATCCTGTTATTATAGATTGGAATCACAACTCATCATCAGAAACTGCAAATCCCTTATCTAGTATTTCCTATGGTGAAATTATAGATATGGAAGTAAGAGAAGATGGATTGTGGGTAACACCTGCCTATACAAAACAAGGGGCTGAAATTGTAAAGATGTCAGAAGGTTCTTTATGGTCTAGTCCTGAGTTTTTATTAGGTAAAATCTATGATAGAGAAACAGGTAGTTTAATAGGAACTGCTCAAATGTTAGCAGTAACCTTGACAAACAGACCTGCACAACCTCATAATAAAATCGATCGTGTTTCTTTAATGGAGAAATTTACAATGGAATACACACAAGAACAATTACAAGCGATGCCTATTGAAGAATTAGCAAAGCTATGTATGGAAAAACATCAACTTGTTAAGTCATTAGAAGCTGAAAAAGAAGGCATGAAAAATGAACTTGAAATGTTGAAATCTGAAATGGATTTACTTGCTCAAGAAGAGAAAGCTGAACCTGCTGAACCACCTGAACATATTATGGAAGGTGAATATAAGATGAGTGAAGCACAAGCTAATCTATTAACAGAAATCAAAGCACAAAACATTCAACTTTCTGAAAGAATTAAGAAACTTGAAAGTGAAAAGCATCAAGCTGAAAGAAAACTAGCTGTTGATAATCTTCTTAACAGTGGCAAGATTACACCAAGTGAATTATCAGTAGCAGAAAAGGCTTATGACTTGAAAGCAACAGATACTACATTTTGGAATATGTTTTCTGAAAGAAAAGCAAATCAAGCTGTTAATCTACAAGAGATTGGCACTAAAGAAAAATCATCTGATGCACCTGTCTTTGATCAAGTAAAGGCAATCGCAAAAGAAAAAGGTATTTCTTTTAGTGAGGCACTTGATGTATTTAAGATTGAAAATAAGAACACTTACTTTAAACATTTTGGAGGATAAAAAATGAGTTTCCAAAATTCTCAAATTCAAAGTTTTGTTTCAGCTGAAGCCATTGATGGTGGTTTATTTGTAAAGCTAAACAATGTTGGTAAAATTGTAAAATGCACACTAGCAACTGATATGCCTATTGGTGTTACTCAAAGAGGTTGTGAGAGTGGTGATGCTGTTGAAGTTTGCATTGCAGGTTTAACAAAAGTAATTGCAGGCAATGCAATTACCTGTGCTACTGATCACTTTGTAATGCCAGGTCTTGCTGGCAAGGCATATAAGTGGGCAAATGGTGCAGGTGCAGAAGTTCCTGCTGGTCGTTTCATTCCTAATCAAAATTTATTGCTAACAGCTGATGGTAGTGAATTTTTGATTAATTTCGCACCTGCTCTTGGTCTTTAATAGAAATAATATAGGAGATTAATAAAAATGGCTCAATCAAGTTTTAAGAAACTGCATCCTGTCGATCCTATTTTGACACAATTAGCAGTTGAGGCTATTCCTAGTGATGGTCAACTCATCGCAGACAAAGTATTAGAAATCGTTCCTGTTCAAGATAGATCAGGCACTATCCTTATTGACGATACTCGTAATTTTATGGGTGCTGTTGGTGTTGATGCTAAAAGAGCAAGTGGTGCTGATCGTCAAGTTATTAGTAACTTTGAACCATCATCTACTTCTTTTAAATGTGATTTCTATTCTTATGAAGATGTTTTTGCTTTACAAGATATTCGTGATTCACAATTACCTCGCAATTATGAAGAGAGATCAGCTAAAAAAGTTGGTCGTGCTTTGAAACTTAACAAAGAAAAGCAAGTTGCTGATCTTTTGTTTGGTGCATCTAATTGGGGTTCATATACATCTGCATTAAATGCTCTTGGTAATGGTTCTTTGGGTACTGCATGGTCTTCATCATCTGCTCAACCTTTGAAAGACCTTGATGTTCTTAAAGATGTAGTTCGTGCAAATTCACATGGTATTAAGCCTGATACTTTAGTTTTAGGATATAGTGCAATTCGTGCTTTAGGTCGTAATCCTGAAGTCAGAGGCATTTTCTATGAAACCTCAGGGGCAACTGTTGGCGAAAGAATTATGGCTCAAGAGCAAGTTATTGATGTTCTTAAATCCGTACTTCGTATTCCTAATATCTATGTTGGTGAAGCTAGAATTGAAACTGCATTAGCAGGTGCATCTAGTGCAGAAGCTGATATTTGGACAGGAAGTAGTGTATTCATGGGTGTCTTGAGAGGATCAGATGCTATTGAAAATGTTGGTGGTGTTCAACTTATGCCTGTTGCTTGTGTTGAATTACAATATCAAGCTATGGAGGCAGGTACTTATGATAGTATCAATCGTATCCGCCGTCATGTGTTCGCTGATCAATGCCATGCTCACAAGGTACTTGCTCAAAACTATGGTTTCCTTTTGACATCTTGCCTTTAATAAAGTTATTAGATTAGTAAAGTTATTGATTTAATAAAGTTATTAGTCTAATAAAGTTATTAAGACATATAAAAAATTAAAGAGTAGGTGGTTTTATAAATGAGAAAAGCTATTAAAGGTTTAAATTATAACTTTATATGGGATTGCACATCACCTGTGATAGGTATTCCTACTTTGACTATTGGTAACACCACTTATAATTTAATAAAAAGTACTTCTGATTTGATTGCTAATAGCATTTCAAATGATAGAAGGACTATTACATTATCGGCAAATGCTAATTCATTAAAACCTTATCAAAATAATGCTTATTTAATGACAGATGCCGATAACTATTTTCCTATTCAAGTATTAAGAATAGTCGATAACAATCTAATTTTAGGTACTCCCTTGCCTAGAGAAGTATCTTTTCAAGATGCTAGTACCATCCAATTTTCAAATTGGAGTGTTAATATACCTGCTAATGATTTACCTTTGATCAAAACCTATACTTATTCTATTGATTATACTCAAAACTTTGGTGGGCAAGAGATTAATAGAAATGAAAAAGGTATTATTAAAGTATGCAAAAGACCTTTTAATACAGGTCTTGATCATAATAGATTAGTGAACTCATTTCCTCAAATTGCTGATAAATTAAGTAGAAATCAAACTGACTTTAATGAACAGATTAAGACAGCATTAGAGGAACTTGCTTTATATGTTCGTGATTTAGTTTTGCCTAAAGAATGTGATGAAGATGATGTTCATAATCCTGAAATGTTATTAAATGCACATACCTATTTAACACTAGCTATTATCTATGAATTATTAGGAAACCTTGAAACTGCTGAGAAGTTTAGATCAAGAGGGATTGAGCTAGCTGATTTAACGATGAGAACCATCTCTTTAGATTTAAATAAGAATAATGAAGTAGATTTAGGAGAAGAGAACCTAAGACAAAAAGGTGGTAATAGAGGCGATTTAAGGGGCAATTTCGCAGGTAGAGTATCAAGTGAGTATGAAGATAGGTATAAGCCATCAAGATCGTTTAGACATTAAAATAGAAAGGTTTTAGACGATGCCAAATGATGCTAAATTAGATTTAAAACTGCCTAATCTAAACCTAACAGCAAGAGATTTAGAAACGATTGCTAATGATGTTATAAACACCATTAAAGAGAGAACAGATCAAGGTTTAGATGTAGACGGTAAACCTTTTAAGCCATATTCTACAAATCCTATTAAGGTCTATGATAAGACATATAAAGGTGGTTATGCAGAATATAAAGCTGGCAAAGGTATTAAGAAACCTAATCTTAAAGAAAGTGGAAAGTTATTATCATCAATAAAGGCAAGACCAAATACAGATAATGGTTTTATAGTATCTGTTGAAGGTGTTACCTATGCTGAAAAGGTATTTGATGAAAGACCTATATTAGGTTTAACAAGACAAGAGATTGAAGATATTAAGAAAAAAGTATTAGAAAGGATAATGGAAAATGAGTAAAGGTATTAGTGAAGCCATTGACTTTTTAATAGATAGAATAGAAAGTATTATTCCTAAAAGAGATGTCTATCATAACTTTATTTGTGTTAGTAAAGGACATGGAGATATTGATAGTTTAGATAATAATGGCAATCAAAATAGAATTTTTGAAATTAGAATGGATAGCTTTAGTGAAGATGATGGCATGGCAGGAATAAGTGGCAGGAAAAGATCAAAATTCA